AATGCGAAGATGGTTCTTGGAAGAATCCGTGGGTGGTCAATGTTGAAAAACAGTTGAAACCAGCCACCGGTATTCTCGAAAGTGACCTGAACGAATGTGTTGAAGCCATGGTAAAGGATTTGATGAAACTCGATCTTTCCGAAGTTCGGCCAGTAGACCAAAACACCGCCATAAACGGTATCGATGGTAACTGGTTTGTCAATTCATTGCCTATGTCTACATCAGGAGGTTTTCACTTTAAGGGACCCAAGAGAGCTCAGTTTGAGCTTGTGGAACCAGATGGTGAAGCCTTTTTACGCAACAGCTATGTGCCAAACAAGGAATTACAAGAGAGTATTGATACTCTTGAAGGAATTTACGCGGATGGTAAACGAGCATGTGTACTGATGCAAGGACATTTGAAGGATGAACCGCTCCCACAGAAGAAAATTGACATGGCGAAGACCAGGGTCTTTACGGGATGCGGAGTGGACATGTCCATTGTCGTACGGAAACAATTTGTGATGATTGCAGCGGCAATTATGCGACAAAATATGGTTTCTGAGTGCGCAGGAGGAATGAACTGCTATGAAGACTGGGGAAAGCTCAAAGACTTCTTGACGAATGAAGAAGAGCTGATGGCCAGGATCATTGCAGGTGATTACGCTAGCTTCGACAAGAGTATGGCGAGTGTCGTAATCAGAGCAGCATTTGAAGTACTGATCCGATTGAACATTTCAACTGGAAATTTCTCAGAGCGTGACATCGAAATCATGCGAGGAATCCAGACTGACTTGTCCTTTCCGGTGACAACGTACAGCAACAATGTGCTGCAGATGTATGGAGGAAATTCTTCGGGACATCCTTTGACACTCATCATCAACTCTATTGCCAATAGTCTTTACATGCGACTTGCTTTTAAGCAGATCGCACCCGACCTTCCACTGGAAGAATTCCGGGAGTATGTTAGACTCATGACGATGGGAGACGATAACATCATGTCGAGTAGATTGGACGCTTTCAACCATACGGCCATTGCAGAAGCTTTGGGCAAAATGGGAATTAAGTACACTATGGCTGACAAAGAGTCAAAAAGTGTGCCGTTCATCAACCTTCGTGATGCTGACTTTCTC